TCTTGACCTTGTCGGCCGTCACCTCGCCGGGGATCATGTCCTTGACCGGCCCCTGCGGCGGGAACAGCTCCTTGATGGCGCGGGCGGCGAAGTCCACGCAGGCCTCGGTCAGCATCGGGTGGACGACCTTGGTCGCGCCGTTGAACTGCGCGCCGCCGGGCGCGTCGTCGCCCAGACCGGTGCGGCGCAAACCCTCCTCGTACTGCTCGTCGCGCTTCTTGCGCGCCTCCCTGTCCTTGCCGATCAGGTCGAGGTACGACTGCGCCAGCGTCTGCAGCTCGCTCTCGGGCATTTCCTCGGCGAGGTTGGCGAGGAAGTCGTCGCTGCGCGGTGCGAGGTCGTCATCGTCGTCCAGTCGGACGATGGCGCCGCCGTCGGGCGTGTCGATCACGTCCTCGTCGTCGGCCTCGCCCAGATCGACCACTTCGGTCTCGGGCAGATCGTCATCGTCTTCCATGCCCGCTCCTTAGACAGCGTACGGATTGCTAACCGGCTTAGGCGGAGGCCCAGACGGCTCATCTTTTTTGGCTTGTACCGCATCCAGTAGGCGCTTGTCCATCATCAGCCTGAGCGCCTGCGAAGTCGAGTCGACGAAGTCGTCGTGCTTGATGCTGCCGGGCCCGGTGTAGCTGCACAGCTGGTGCAGCAGCGGGTCGACCCAGTTGCGTGGCTGGCCCAAATGTTTGGCGCTTTCGGGCAGCCACACCATCTTGCGTGCGAAGATCGGGCTGACGATGTGCAGGCGGGTGAGCTTGTCGGCGCGGCCGGGGTTGTAGGCGTAGGCCTCGATGCCCTCGCGCTCCAGCATCTGGCGCAGGCTGATGCCTGAGCCCTTGTCTTCGATCAGCAGGATGTCCGGCTTGCGGCCGGACGTGGTCGGCTTGCCGCTGCCGAACAGCGGCTTGATCAGCGCCGTGTCGTCGTCGTCACCGTATGCAGTGTTGAGTTCACGACGCACACGGCGCAACAGATCCGGGAGCCCCAATCTCTCCTCCCAGCAGTCCAACAGCATCACGTTGTTGCGTTTCTCATGATGGAAAACCCCCCACACCGTGCAGGCTGTCGGGTCAGCATCGCCCGATCGCTTGTCGGTGGTGGCCTCAGTGAACGCCGTGTCGAGGCTCATAATCACCAGATCGAAGCGCGGCAGCGGCTTGTCGTGCGCCCATAGCCTGAACTGCGATCGCTTGATGATACCCTGCTCCTCTGGATCCAACAGCTCGCCGTGTAGCTCTTGACGGCCGAGCGTCGTGTTCTCGTAGACCGCCAACTGGTCGAAGAACGAATCGGGCAGGTTGGCGCGGTTGTCGTACGTTGAGCCGGTGACAATCACGCGGCCCGGCTTCTTGGCCACGAGCTTGCGCACCAGCTCCTTGGGCTTGGGCGTGGTCGTCCACAGCACCTGCGGCCGCTCGCCCAACCGCAACCCAAACATCGCTTGATCCCACGCCTCATCGTACTGCCATGCGGCCAGTTCGTCTGCCCATATGCGACAATGCTGGGGCCCGCGCAAACGCTCGGGCTTTTCTGCAGTGAAGCCACGGATTGAGCTGACGCCGCCGGCTATGTTGAACATCTCAATGACGAGGTCGCTCTTGTTGTACGCCTTGACCAGCTCAGGCGGGATGACGGACAACAGGCCGGACTCGCCCTCGAAGCAGGTGAAGCGGACGTCCTGATAGGTGGGTGCTATGACCGCGCTGTCGAAGCCGTTAGGATCAAGGTAGGTCACACGGCCCAACCATTCACTTCCCACGCGCGTCTTACCAAAGCCGCGCCCTGCCAAGAAGCCCATCTCTACGAAACCGCCCGGCGCCACAAACTCAGGAATCTGATTGTCGCGCGCCGTATTAGTCCAGCGGTTTTGCCAGAACAGGAAGGCAGCCTGCTGCGGGTTGAGCTGGCTCAGTATGGCGGTGTCGACGCTCACCCACCCACAATGGGGGTCATTGGACCGTGATGCAAGAACCCAATACGCCATTGAGACAGACGATCAGGTAGGTGTCATCACTCTCGCAATAGAAGACACCGGGCCCCTCGGCGCTCAGTATCTCCATCGCCCACTTCACCAACCCGACGAACTCCCAGCTGCCGTCAATGGGATCGGGATCGTCGTCGAGGTCCCTCTCAAGGATGTGCAACATCGCTATCACTTGCCGTCTCCCTTGATCGTCGGCCGCTGCAGCAGCGCCTCAGTCAGTTTACGCATGTCGTCCGCCGACACGCCCACCGCCTCAGTTTTGATCGCGCCGCCGTCCGGGCCGGTCAGCGCCAGCTTTGACTGTTCGCCGTACCGAGTAGGATGCCACTTCGCCAGCAGCTTCAGCCGCGTCTCAACGCGCACCCGGCGCGAGGCGGGATCCTCCTCTTGATCGTCGGCGATCTCGATGCACTGGTCGGCGATCTCGTGACCGCCGCGTTCGCGCGCGCGCGTGAAGCGTCCGAGGAACTCCGCGTCATCATCCAGCCAATCGTACACCGCGCTTTTTCCAACGCTCTGCTCGCGACAGATTTGCCGCAGCGGCTTGCCTGACGTGAGTTCCTCAATGATGAGATCAGCCAGCTGTGCGCTGCGAATGTTCACACCCTGCGCCATGATCAATCCTCCACCATGCTTTGGCTGCTCTCCAGCCGATCTGCGACCAGTTTAGCATATCCCTCAATGTCGCGCCACGAATCGACATAGAGGGGATCGCCGCACAGGATGCGCGCGACCTTCGTCGCCGTCATCTCGAGCGCCTCACGCGCATCGGCTGGGAGACTGTGCCAGCCCGCGCTATGCCGCATCGCGGCCTTGACGTTTTGGGCGACGAGCGCCGACTCCACGAACGTCCCATATCGGGTGCCACGCTCCCCCAAGACCTGATCAATTTTCATGCCCAATTCCACCCCACTTCAGCCCGTCTCGAAACGTACCGCTCGTAGCGTACTTTTCGTATCCCCCCTTAGGGGGGGAGTACGATACGGTACGCTGACTCGCCCTGCCCCGGTGAAGATACGATCTAAGATACGCCACAACCACTTTCCTTTGTATTTCAATGACTTCCACCGTATCTTTTCAAAAAGTACGCGTAGATACGCTAGGCTTTTTGGCCATTTCGGGCCATCATCATGTTGTCCGCCGTTTTTTGGCAAATTACGGCAAATCCGACCCCATTTTTCTCCACAATTTCGGCCAAGGTCAGCACCCCGATCAGCTTGTCGGTGACGCTTGGTTTGAGGTACTGCTGGGCATATGCCTCGCTCAAATCCAGCTTGATTTTGAGGTAATCGAGCAGCGCCGATCGCGACACAAATGGCTTCCCGTTGGCGATTTCGGCGCCGGAATCGAACCACGCGCTTTCGAACATCTTGCGCCATGTATCCAATTTGGATTCTTTTTTCCGCTCTGGGGGTGCCTCTGCGGTTACAAGCACGGCGCTGGTAACCGGCTCGCCATCCTCATCCAGCCAGCCGTTGATGGCAACGGACTGGAGGTTTGCGAAGATCGGCTCGGCCTCTTCTGCGTCCTTGGACTTGCGCTGCACGATCTGGATTGGCGTGTCGCCTTTGGCGGGGACGACGCTGATCTCGATCTCGAGCGCGCCCTTCCATGCGGACGATCCGCGCGCCCGGTGTTGGGCCTCATCGGCAACGCCGGTGTGGTGGACGAGCAGCACAGAGCAGTTGAACTCCCGCATGAGAGCCGCGCAGGCGTCGATCATGGTCTTGGCGTCGACGGAGCTATTCTCATCGCCGAACAGGAAGCGATGCAGCGTGTCGACGTTTATGAGGCTGGGTGGGTGTGGCAGCGCGCGAATGGCATCGACCACCCGCTGATAGCCCTCTGGCGTGTTCAGGTCCGTGCCGGTTTTGGAAATCCACATGTCCAGTGTGCCGGCTTTGTGGTGCTGCTTCCACGCGGCAACGCGGCTGCGCAAGCCGTGATGGCCCTCGCCGGCCAGATAGACCACTGGGCCGGGCTTGACGCGATGGCCATGCCAGTCGGTGCGACCCGACGCGATGTGCAGGCTCCAGTCCAGCACGGCGAAAGTTTTGCCGCCACCTGACGGGCCGTGCACCATGATGAGGGCTTGCTCTTGCAGCCAGTGTTTGACCAGCCATTTGATCGGCGCGGGCTCGAGGCAGAAGTCATCGGCCGGAGTGAGCCAATCTGTGACTGCAGGCGGCGGGTTCAGCAGCGCCCTCAGATCATGCCCCGCCTGCACGTAGTCGTTCGCATCGCCGGGGATGGGGGGCATGACGACCCGCGCGCCGTGCTTGGCACTGGCCTGATCGGCGTATTTCTGGCCCGTGCCGGATGTGTCGTTGTCTGCCACGATCGTGATTGGCGCCGCGATCCCAACCAGCTCGCGTATCGAGCCGGTGACGGGTACGAGGTTGGAGGCCGAGTAGGCCACGACGCAGGGGCGCCCGGTGACTTCGTGGATGGTCGCGGCCGTGGCGAAACCTTCGGCAATGTAGACGGTGCCCGGCTCATCCATCGTCCCGACGATCCAATAGCAGCCGCCAGTCTGGCCGCCGGAGTGGTACAGCTTTCCGCCGTCCACATCGATATACTGGAGCGACGCCAGATGCCCGTCTGGCGTATAGAGCGGCACGACCAGCCGGCCATCGCCCGTGACGCGGGAGCCATGCACGGCGACGCCCTTGCGCGCCAGATAGGGATGCGCCGGATCGGCGCCCATGCAACCGACCCAGATAGCCTCGACGGTGTTGGCGGCGGTCTCGCGGGTACGAGCCGTCTCTGCATCGCGGGCGGCTTTGGCCTCGTTCATGCGGCGGGCGTGGGCCATTTCCTCGGCCGGGGTCAAGTTCCGGCCCACGTC